CGTGTTGTTCGCCGTGGTCCGGTAGACGACCAGAGTGATGGTGCCGGCCTTGGCGCCGAGGCGGTAGGACGGGAAGGAGAGGGTCGCCTTCTGGCCAGCGGTGGCCGTCACCTGGACGCCGGGACTCGGGGCCGACTGATGGACCCGGCCTTGCGCGTCGACCCACTCGTAGACCCCGTAGTAGACGTAGGAGCCCGCGGCGAGCGACCCGCCCGCGCCCAGCGAGATGGTGATGTCCTCCGGATACAGGTTGAACCCGTGCTCGACCACCTGGGTGCCGTCGTACTGCATCAGTTGGCCGCCGCCGACGTGGAGGGAATCGGCGAGTTCGGCACTGGAGTAGCTGGCCTGCTGGTCGAAGAAGTTCAGCGTGGCGATGGTGATGCCGGCCGTGGTGTAGACGTAGTTCGGGAGCGAGCCGGACGGGGTCGGGGCGCCGAGGTTCGGGCTGGCCGGGACGGTCGTCAGGAGGTCCCGCTGCATCAGGGGCAGGTAGACGGACGTGCCGTTGACCTGGGCCTCGGGCAGGACGCCGTTCTTGGCCCGACCGTTGCCGATGCCGTAGAGGAGCCGGGCGGTCTGCTGCCCGTCCGTGAGCACGAAGTAGGTCGGTTGCTGGCCAATGTAGCCCGTGCTCGTGTTGTCCGGGTCATAAGCCACGCAGATGTGCATCTTCCCGTTCTGCACGAACGGCTTCGTGAAGATGCTGTGCCCGCGGACGTACGTGCCCTGCGAAGTGAACGTGTTCCCGGACCAACTGGCCCAAAGCACCAGGTCGGTCTGGTGGTCGGTGTTGAAGGGCGTCCAGAAGATGCGGCCAGTCGACGTGGCGGTGTTGAACGAGGCGCCGGTGACCGTGTTGACGCCGGCCGCCGCCGCGACGGACTGGTCCGCGATACCACCGCCCGAGGTCATGTTCGCAGTGATGGAGACGACGCGGACCGTGGTCGTCGTGGCGTAGGCGATAATGAAGCGCGGCGTGCCAGCCAGGTCAGGGATGACAACCAGTCCGTTGCCAGCCGCGTTCCCGGTCTGGACGGTCAGGGTCGAACCGTAGCCGGTCAGTGTAGAGGCGCTGTATGCCTGGGCCCGGATGCCGCCGCCGACGTCGGTGCTGTTCCAGACGATGCAAAGGAGGGGGGAGCCGACCTGAAGGACGCAGGCGTCGAAGAACCCAGCCCCGACGTTAAAGGAGGAGCCGGAGACGTCAACTGCGGCGGCCGGGGTCGTGCCGGCGAACGCGACGAACTTGACCTTGTGGTTCGTGTTGTCGTTGTAGACGCAGACCAGGTAGGGGCCGGCGGCGAGCGCCTTCGCGGTGACTGCGCTGTTCACCCCGTCGATGCGCAGACGGTCCGCGAGCACCTGGCCAGTCACGGTGTCCAGGATGCTGTAGCGGATGTCGGTTCCGTCGTAGTACGTCACCAGTTGCAGGCCGGTCACGGTGTTCGTGGCCTGGTCCTGCTGGGTGAAGTTGCCGGTCGACCGGACGACGGGGTCCAGGGTGACGGCGGTGGAGAAGATGGTGCCCTTCGGCTTGAAGGCGGTGAGGGACGGTGCGTACGAGTAGAGCCGGCTCGTGTCCATCGGGACCAGCTCGGTCTTGTACGCCGCGATGCCCTGGCCAGCGCTGATGGTGGTCCCGTCCGTGACCGCGTTGCCGAAGCTGACGTGGCCCGGTCGCTTCTGGACCGTCCCGCTCTTGGTCAGGTAGCCGTTCTGCAACACCGTCAACTTGCCCGGCGGCAGCAGGTAGCTGTCGGACTTCGTGTCCGCCCCCTGCGCCAGCGGGAGCGGGATGTTCTGCCGCTGGAGGGGCACTTACAGCTCCTGGGCGATGAGCCGGAGGCTGGTGTACGAGCAGCTCGTGACGGAGCCGGTCGCGGTCCAGTTGTAGGTGAGCTTGATGGTGTGGGCGCCCGCACCGAGGCTGGTGAGGAGGACGCCGCGGATGGGGATGGTGAGGTCAGTCGTGCCGCTGCCGCTCGGGGGGCCGAAGCCGACAATCTCGGAGCACTTCGTCACGCCGTCGACCTGCAGGTTGGTCGTCAGTTCGCCGAAGCCGGCTCCGGTGAACCCCATGGTCACCTTGCCCGTGGCGCCCGGCTGGCCCTGGAGGGAGACGAAGACGGGGCGGTTGGCGGAGCTGACGGTGAAGGCGTTGGTCCCGAGCGTGCCGCCGGGGACGTCGCCGGAGGTGTTGGCGGAGAGGGAGCCCGAGGAGAAGTCCGCGGAGACGGTGGTCGGCGTGGCCAGCTTGGGATAGGTGATGCCGCCGTCCTTCACCCGGATGACCGAGGTCGTGTTCTCCAGGGTCGCGTTGTCGACCAGGGTAGACCAGGTCGTATTCCCCGCGTTGTCGAGCGTGGCCAGGACCTGAAGCGCCGCGCTGCCCACCACGCCCGGCAGGGTGATGGTGTAGTTGGCCGCCAGCGAGTTGACGGTGGTGATGGTGATGGCGTTCGGGTTCGACGCGCCGGCCCGGCGGAGAATCAGGTCGCCGTGGTCCATCGAGGCTGGGACGGGGCCAGCGGTGTTGCTCTGCCAGGTGAAGATGCCCGCGGCGTACTTCGCGGCAGCAGGAGCGCCGAGGCCCTGGATGGCGCCCGCGGCTGAGACGTTCACGTTGTGGCCGGTCGTAATCTGAATCGCGACGCCGGAGCCGTCGTTGTACCAGAGGTCGCCGCCGGAGCCGCCCGCGTAGAGGCCAATCTTCGTCGCAGAGCTGAGCCCGGTGAAGCCGCCGCTGCCCTGGCTGGCCAGGATGGCGGGCCCCAGGCTGGTGAGCCCGAAGCCGTTCATCGGGAGCGCGGCGTTGATGTTGATGCCCAGCGAGGGCACTTGGAGGCCGCGTCCGCTGGTGTGGTTGTGCGCGTCGATGGTGTCGAGCGCGCTATTGACCTCGGTCGCCCCTGCCAGGTTCGAGTCGCTGAGCGGAACCGGCTTGATGATGCCCATGTTGGGGGTGGTGGCCACGTGTTACCTCAGAAGAAGAGAAGGTCGGCGGTGCAGGGGCCGCTCGACGTGATGCGAATGACCTTGGTTCCGTCCTCGGTCTGCGCGTCGAGGTTGTCGGCCAGGACGGGCGTGACGGGGGTGGGGATGTCCCAGGAGATACCGTCGAGAGACAGGTCACCGATGGCCCCCGCTGGAGTGCCGGCGTAGGTGAGGGCGCCCTGGTAGACGAGCTGCGGAGAAGGACTGCCCTGGACGTCGAAGCGCGAAATCCAGTGGTTTCCGCCCGACTCCACGGGAACGAGGAAGAGTCGCTGTGCGTTGCCTGCGGCTGACCCCGATGGGTACAGGCCCGAAGGCAGCGACGTCACGACACTGGAGGTGACCGGCAGGCCGGAGTTCGCGATGAGCCCGCGGAGGAAGACCCGACCGGTGGGGTCGAGCCGCCAGCCGGGGGTTGGCCAGATGCCGCCAAACAACGCCGCGCTCCAGTTGTTCGCGTACACGAACGGCGTCCAATCGATGGGCGCGAGCGTGGCGTGAATCCGCACGACTGCGAACCCCTGCGGCCGGCGGCCCAGGTTGTGCGGCACCAGCGTGACGCCCGTCTTCAACGCGATGTTCTTCACCAGCACCGCGCCGTTCAGCGGACTGGCCACGAGCGGGTCGAGGGTCTTGGCCAGGTGGTCCTGCACCCGGTTGATGGACTCGTCGTCGTGGTTGATGTCAACGAACTTCGGCGCGACGGCCATTAGAACGCTCCGGCCACCAGCCAGAGGTTGTTGCCGTTGAGGCGGTAGCGCAGGTTCGGCCAGGTCATCACGCCGTAGCCGTAGTAGTTGTTCGCGGAGTACTGCCCGAAGCCGATGCCGGGCCCGAGCCCCATCGCGCCGAGCGCGTCGGTGGTCTGCGGCGGGTTGCCGGCGTCGCGGTCCTCGGCCATGCTCTCGATGCGGGTCTTGAGCAGGATGAGTTCCTGGGCGAGCGCGGATGGGTCGGACTCTTCCTTCACCAGGGCCTTGATGGCGGCCCGAACTACGATGTACTCCTCCCAGCCGGCCACCCCGTCGACAACGTCCCCGTCGTTCACCAGCGCAGCCGGGCGCGGGATGTAGATGACGCGGAACTGAATGCCGGACGAAGGCGGCTGGCCAGCGAAGGAGGACACGCGGTTCCGCTCGGTGACGGAGAACGGGGGCACGTTGACCCACCGGCCGCCGATGAACTGGTCGACGCCGAGCAGCTTGTAGAAGTCGACGGGGAGCGCGTAGAGGTTGTTCGTCCCGTCGGTGGTCTGGGGAGTGCCGAAGACCGCGAAGTAGTCGTTGCCGTAGGCGCCGACCAGGACGTCGTACAGCTCCTTGTACGCCGAGGAGAGGTACGTGTTCCACTCCGACGTCGTGACGAAGTCACTGTTGACCATGTCGGCGCGCTGCTTTGCCTGTGTACGCAGGTCGCTGAGTATGACCTGGCCAACGGTGGTCGGCATTTCAGTCCTCGGTAGTGTCGATGATGCGGAGATTCTTCAGGGCGCGGCGGAGGGCCTTCTTGTCCTTCTTCTCCACTGCACTCAGGATTTCCTCGGCCGCCGCGTGGGCCGCCGCGTCCCCCTCCGACTCGACAGGCTCGGAGGGCTTCGCGGGCGCACGCTCGGCGAGGATGGCCTCGGCGAGGGTTGCCATGGGATTACAGGGCGGACGAGTTCGAGAGAACCAGCTCGATGTAATAGACGTCGTTCGCGCTGGGGGCGGTCGCGGCGCCGGTCGAGGTGGCGACGAGCTGCAAGGTCACTGACGGCAGGTTCGCGGTGCCGAAGTTCGCGATGGAGAGGACGTAGGCCCCGGCCGCCGCAAGAGTACCGGCCGACTCCTTGGAGCCGATGATGTCCACGCCAAGAAGCGCGAAGTACGGGTCGGCCAAGTTGACGGTCCACTGGCCAGTCGCCGCCGCAGTCACGGACAGGATGCCCTTGCCACGGGTGATGGTCTGGGCGGAGCCGCCGGTCTGGGTGCCGGTCGCGGTGACCTTCGCCAGGAGGCGGACGGTCTGCTTCTCAAGGGTATTGACGAACTGCTGGAAGATGCGCTGAGCCATGATTGTTCTTTTCCCGAGTTCCGTCGGGACCGGATGTTCGCCGGGGTCAAGTCCCCGGGTCGTGACCGTCGAGCGGTCCATGAGGCTGGCCAGGGCAAGTGAATCCTGGCCAGCCCCTGCACTACTCGACGCTTACTGCTTACGCGCCAAGCGAGCCCACGCCGCTGTGGCCAGGCGCACGGCACCCGAGCTGAGCGTAGTAGGACACGCGCACCTCACCCTGGTCCGCGAACGGAACGCGCAGGATGCTGCCGCTGGTCCAGTCCTCCTGAATCTCCGGCGCCTTTCCGAGCGAGCCGAGGACCCAGTCAGACAGGGTCAGCATGTAGACGGTCTTCGTGGGGCAGTCGATGTCCGGGAACAGCTTGATGGGACCGGTGGGGCCCATGAGCTGGATTCCGCGGAAGCCGATTCCCGCCGACTCCACGTCCACGTACTGCACCTTGCCCATCAGCGCCTTGTCGAGCGCGCCGAAGCTGGCCAGGGACAGATACCCGGCCGACGGCTTCCCGCCTTCGCGGTGCAGCCGGATGCTCATGTCGATGAGCGCCTCTTCGATGGGCTGGGCCGACCCGTTGAAGCGCACGCCGCCGAGGCGGGTGGTGTCAACGGAGCGGTCAACGCCGAAGAACAGCGTGCTGGTCGGAGTCGCGGAAGGAATCCACGCCGCAAGACCGGACAGCTTCTTGCTCGACCCACCCGCGGCGGCGTCGCCGAACGGGAACACGAAGTACTGAGTAGCGGTGCTGAGACCCGAGCTGCCCACGCCCGCAGCGCCACCGACGGTGCCGCTGATGACGAAGGTACCCGCGTCACGGTTCACGGACTTCACGAACACCGGAACGGTGGCCGAGGAACCCGCGAGGGCGCCGGTCGCCGTGGTGCCCATGGAGAGCATCTGGTTGACTTCAATCTGAACGATGTCGTCAACGTTCTGGCAGGTCACGGTGAACGTGCCGGCCGCGATGCCCGAGGCGTCGGTCTGGAGCAGGGCGCCGGACCCGTCACGGAACAGGTCCGAGGACAGGTTACGGGCCAGGCTCTGGACCGCCGAGTCGATGTAGGTCGAAGCGGCCTTGACGAAGGCGCCAACCGAGCTGCGGCTGGCCTCCATGGTCTGCCTATCGAGCCACGCGATGCTGTAGTTCTGCACGCGGGTCAACTGCCACTCGACACCGGCCAGCGACGCAGGGTTGTTGGCGTTGGCAGCGACGATGGGGCCGAAAGCAGCGCCACCGAGCTGAGCAAAGCCGAAGTTGGACGAACGACCCGCGCTGTCCGCGTAGATGAGCGGCAGCGGGATGTACTTACCCTGCCAATCCTCTTCCTTGCTGACCTGGCCGAGGAACGGGTGGGTGTCGTACGCGAGATGGGGAACCGCCTGACCGTTGTAGTACTCCTTCAGCGCAAAGGTCATTGCGGGAATGTCGAGAACGCCTGCAGTGGCGCCCATAGTTGTTTACCTCAGTGAATGGTTATTTGGACCGATGAGCCTCGCCAGCGGCGATGGCACGCTTGAGGCGTTCGGCTCGGTCCCACGGTGCCGGTTGGTCGGCGGTCGTGGTCGCGGAGCTGGACGCCAACTTGTTACTGAGCGCGGGAGCTGGTGCGCTGGGTGCGGGTCGCTGTGCTGGGGCCGTAGTCGGTGCCGGCTGCACCTTCGCTGAGACCTTCTTCAGCTTGAGTCCGGACTCGACCTGTCCCTCGAAGTGCTCCTCAAGGTACTGGGCGGCCTCGTCAAGCTGCAGTACGCGCCGCTTCTCGGGCGGTACTCCATTGGCGATTTGCTGGCGCCAATGCTCGTGAACCAAGTCGTAGAGTGCGTCCCCATTCGCGAAGTGGGCCGTCAGCTCGTACTTCTCGGGGTTCTGCTTCAAAAAGTCGTGACACTCGGCGCGGAAGCCGTCGAGGACCGCCTGCTCCTCGGCCTTGGCCTGGACACGGGCATCCTGGAGGTTCTTCTCACGCTCGGCGCGGAGTTCGTCCCGGAGATTCTGAATCTCCTCCCTGGCCACCCGGGTCATCTGCTCGGCGGGGGTCGCGGGGTCCTCGAAGCCGTTCAGCGCCTGCTGGGTGACGATGTCGTAAGCCTCCTTGATGCTCACGCCCATCTGCTTGGCCAGCGCCTGCAGCGGCTTCTCCTTGAACTCTTGCTGCGGCACCTTGCCGGCGTTGAGCGCGGCCTCCCGCTTGTTGAGGTCATCCTCCCGGGCCTTCAGGCCGCGGTCCCTCTCGACCAGCGCCTTCTCCTTCTTCGCGAGGATGGCGAAGCGGTCGGAGAGGGGCTCGGCGGGGGCGGCCGGCTTGGCAACTTCCGCGGGCGCCGCTTCCTTCGCAGGTGTCGGAGGTACAGGGGCGGACTCCTCGGGCTTCAGGAAGCGGCCGGTGCTCGGGTCGCGCTTCAGGTTGACGTTCGCCGGGTGGACCGGCATGTCGGCGGGGAGAGACGGGGACGTGGGTGCAGCAGGCTCGGCCGGGGCTGGGGCCGGGACAGGTTCAACGGACATGGACTACCTCGCTGGGGGTTACTGCGGAGCCCCTGCGCCTTGCTGGGGCAGGAGCGGTGAAGCGGACGGGGGCTGGGGGACTGCGCCCACCGGGGAAGCAATCTGGCCAGGCGCTCCCGGTTGCGCGTTCTGCGCAGCGGCGGCGGTCTCCTGGGCCATCTGGGTCATCTCGTCGATGGCCTGCATGAAGCGACGCAACATCTCCAAGCGACCGGGGGCCAGCTTGTGGCACTTGCCCTGCTGGTAGTAGGCGAGCGCGAGTTCGCGTCCGCCGGCCAGGTCATCGAACTCGTCCGGCGCGGTGAACTTGCCGTCGTCGACAATCTTGTCGAGGACCATCTCCAGGTAGTCCTCGGCGGCGTTGAACTGGTTCTCGGCCGTCTCCAGGTCCGGGAAGTTCATCAGCCGGCGAGCCTGGCGCGGGGTGAGCCAACCCGCCTGGGTCATCTCGGTGACCGTCTGCAGCCGCCCGGCCGGGTCGGTCGGGAGCGAGGAGACGGGGAAAATCTGCATGACGAAGGCGTCGTTCTCCAGGTCGACGTCCTCCCAGTCGAGGTCGAGCACGAAGGACCGGCCGGGGACCTTGACCGGGTACTCGCCCTCGCGAAGTGCAATGTCGCGCGCCAGGTCCACCGCCATCTTGGCCAGGTCTAGGAAGAACTCCTCGTAGGCCTGCCCGATGGTGTTGAACCGGTCGGAGTTGATGTCGTTGAACTCACGGAGCGCACGGCCCGAATCGAGCCCCGCAGGCTTCGTGCCGCTCGCCGACAGCTCCGACACACCCACCAGTTGAAAAGCCTTCTGAACCAGACGCTCAAGCTGCTCATACATCTCCGGCTGCACGCCGGGGGGCAGCACATACGACGGGGGCACATCGCCCTCGTACTGGATGATGGCGCCGATGAGGTTGTTCAGGTGCTCCTTCACAATCTTGGAGCCGTTCTTGACGAGAATCTTGTACGTCCCGTTCATGTACAGGGACTGCTGAATCACCCAGAGGAGCCGGTTGATTTCGAGCTGGATGCTCATCAACTGCTCGGCGATGCCCTGGCCCCAGAACCCGAAGAGGCGCTTGTTCCAGTGCAGGCCGGAGAACGGGAAGTAGTCCTTGTCCCACTTCTCCTCGAACAGGACGTACTGGCCACAGGAGATGACGTGCCGGCCGTCCTTCGCCTTGGGGCCGGAGCGGAGGTGCCAGCTCTCCTTCACCTGAATCAGGTCGGACTCGGTGGCGCCCATCGAGACGGGGTCGACCGGGGGCGCGGTGTACGTGGCCAGCTTCTTGGTCAGGTCCTCGTTGCCCTTGGCGTAGCAGTCGATGACCACCTGGCGGTCGATGTTCTTGACGTAGTGAATCTGCCGAGGCTCGCCGTACAGCGCCTCGACCTCGTCGCAGAAGAGTTCCCCGGCGAGGACGCGCTCGAAGCAGACGCGGTTGTTGTCCTCGTAGACGTGGATGAAGCCGGAGCCGAAGACGCCGGAGTCGCGGAAGATGGTCGAGCCGAGCCGGTAGGCCTTGTTCTCGTAGAAGATGCCGTCCACGAACTTCTGCAGCCGCTTGGCCCGGCGCATCTGCTTGTAGTTGCCGCCCGACGTGAGGAAGAGGGGGCGCGGCTTGTTCTTCGTCATCTTCGCTTGGACCGTGTCGACCACGGCCTGGATGACGTTGAAGACGACGCGGTCAGCGGGGGCAGGGCGGACGGCGGCCATGCGGCCGAAGCCGACGCCCACGCCGGTCGCCGACCCGAGGTTCCCGTAGAGCCGGGCGCTGGTGGTCAGGCTGGCCAGCCGGGTCGACTGGAGCTTGAACATGGACGTGACAGTTGCGGAGATGGTCTCCGCCTGCTTGTCGCCCTTCATCAGCCACCATCGCTTGTCCTTCTTCTCCTCAAGCGTCGGTGCGTCGCGGAACTTGCCGTTCTCCACGACCTCGATGGGAACCCCGTCCTCGGACTTGCGCTTAGCCACGGCGGCGTCCCTTCTTCTTCAGTTCGGGGGCCGGGTCCTTCTTCTCCTCGGGGCCCTCGACGGACCAGAACTGCAGGTCCTCGTCCTTGGGCATGTCCTGGAAGTTCTCCGGCTTCACGTCCTGCGGCGCCGCCGACTCGGGGGCGAACGCGGACGGGTGCAGCTCGATAGAGAAGGCCCCGGCGCTGAACTTCAGAATCTTGGCGGTCACCATTGCGGAGGCGACACTGGCCAGGTCAGACGACGTCACGGTATGGAACCTCGAATGAGAAGTCGCCCTGGGTGTGGGCCTTCTCGCGCTCGAACAGCTTCTCGCGCTCGGCCAACATCTCCTCGGCCTGCGTCTCCTGCCAGCGCTGGAAGCGGGCGAGGGGGGACTCGGGGGCGGGGACGGCGTGGTAGGCGTAGGTGGCGCGCCAGCCGTAGAGCATGGCGTCGCACAGGTGGTTGGGGCAGCCCGGGTGCTCGACCCGCTTGCGAGTCCTCTGGAGCGCGCGCTTGTCGATGACAAGGCCCTGCAGCTCCTGCATCAAGTCCGTGAGGTCCTCGTGGATGAGGATTTTCCCCTGGACGAGGTCGTCGTTCAGCAAGTCGATGTGCTCGAACTTGCCCCGTTTCATCGCTGACTCTAGGCCGGCGAGGTCGTGGCGGCGGCGCATCTCCTCGACAGCGACCTTGTTGCTCCCGTCGATGACAACGCGGGAGATGTCGTAGCGCCGGCAAATCTGGTGGATGGCGTTCGCGTGCGCAGTGACGTCCATCTTCGGCCGCTTGAAGCAGTCGACCACGTAGAGGTGCCAGTCGTACGGCTGCCAGGCGAAGACGACGAAGGCGGCGTCGTCGTTGAAGCCCATGTCCACGCCGAGCAGGTAGGTGTACTTGCCGGGGGGCAGCTCGGAGAAGACGTTGCGCTCTGGGTTGAAGCGGTAGACGAGGTCGTCGTTGTCGAGCGACCACTCCCCGAGGAACATCGCCTTGAAGCCCTTCGTCTCCTTGTACAGGGGACGGGTCTTCTCAATCTCGGCCAGTTCCTTCTCGACCTGCTTCCGCATGTACGGGTTGTCGAGGGACGACCAGCGGAAGAGACACCAGACGGGGTCCATCGCGTCGTAGTCGCCCGTGGTGACGCGGTAGAAGAGGTTGACCTTGCCGTGGACACCTTCCGGCGTCCCGATGAGCACGATGGTCCCGCCCCGGTCCATCATCGCGGGGCGCAGGATGTTGTAGACCATGTCGGCCAGGTCGTTGCGGAAGGACCCGGCTTCGTCCACGACGACGAGGTCGTAGGCCTGACCGAGCGCCTTCTTCATCTCGTAGGCGTCGTCGTCTGCGCCCGCCAACTTGATGGTCGACCCGTTCGGGAACGTGCAGGTCAGCGCCATCTCGTTGAAGACGGCGTTGAGTCCGTACTGGGCGTCGAGCTGCTTCAGCACTGGCCAGAGGAGTTCCTTGGCGTGCTGTCTCGTCAGGGCGAGGTAGAGGCAGCGGGAGTGCTCGCGCTTGTGGCTGGCGCGGCACAGCTTCCGGGCGACGCCGACCGTCTTCCCGGCCCGGCGGGGGCAACGGGCGGAGATGAGGCGCTCGTCGGAGCGGATGAACGCGGCCTGCTGCGGGAAGTCGTCGTCGGCGAAGTCCGGGGCGTTCTCCCGGGCATGCTGCCGCTTGGCCAACTCCGCGATGGCCGCCAGCTTGCGGAAGTCAGCCACGGCTGCTACCGTGCAACTGCGCTGCAGAAAAGGCGCGCCCTAGAGGATTTGAACCTCTGGCCTTCGGATTCGTAGTCCGACCAGGTGTGTCGAGAGGAGAGAGCGATGCTTTTGGACGAGGCACTGATAGGCCGTTTCATCGCATGGAGTGTGGGGAAAGGGAACTCACCGAAGTGGGTGAGGGAGCAGTTGAAGCACCTACGATGGCTGGCTGGACGCCTGCGTGGCCAGGACCTCATCGGTTGCCCTCTGAAGCTGCTTCACCCGCTCGTCGTTGGTAACCCGCATCGGACCGCCGTTCTGAAGGCCCTCTACGGCTACCTGCGCAAGGTTACCTATGAGCTGGAGGCAAACCAGGACCCGACGTTGAATCGCCTCTTGGTCCCGCAGCGCCGCCCGAGCGACGTCAACAAGACGGTCGACCTCCGCAAGGTCAAGCGTACCGTTCGAGAATTTCGGGAGCCGTGGCGGAGTCGGCTTCAGCTTCAGGCGGCGACGGGTCTTCACACGACTGAACTACTCAGGTTCGCCCAGGATGGCAAGGTAGAGAAGTACAGCGGGCAGCCGGGCGCAGTCGCCTTCCTCCAAGTGCCACACAAGGGGAAGCAGAAGCATCGTGTCGCACTCGGCCGCTCACTCCATCGCGTTGCCCGCCGCGTTCGCGAGTCAGGCGGCTTCTGCGTGCAACGGTACTACCGGAAGGTGCGGGAGACGGGCGGCTTCTGCCCCGGCTGGTTGCGGCACACGGTCGCCACGCAACTGGTGAATCGGGGGGAGACGCTGGCCGCCGTCGCTACGTTCCTTGGACATCGGAGTCCGCGGACGACTCAACGCTGGTACGCGAAGCTGGCAGTGCCGCGGAATCCGTTCCTGGGCTGACGCCCGAGGCATCGCCACTGTCTGGCCAGCCGTCGGACAGGTACTCGCGCATGCAGCGGACCTGGGGCCGAAGGACGTTCCACAGGTACCAGGCGAGGCGGGACCGCTGGACCTTGAGCTGCTCGTTGTCGGCCCAGGCGAGCATGTAGCCCTTGGCCAGCAACTCGTCCGAGTCCTTCGGGCGGGGGAGGCTGCTCACGGGACCTTGCACCACCGGAAGCCGTCCGCGTCCACGAAGTGTCCCTCGCAGTCGGGGGTCGAGCACTTCGGCTCTGGGCCCTCGAATGTCACCTCGTGGCCGCAGCCGAGTCGGTGGCCGAACGTCGCGCAGTAGCCCTCCGAGTAGGCCGGGTTGCAGGGTCGGGAGTGAGAGTCGTTGTTCACGAACTGTCCCATCAGCTTGTCGCGGAGGCGGCGGTCTGCCCTACCGTCCGGACCGTTCTGTACGTCCTTGCCAGTGACCATCGGCGAGCGCCCAGTAGCAGTCGAAGCCCCCCGGACCGAACCGGTTCCGTCGGGGGCAGTCGGGCCTAGAGCTTCTGCTCGGGGGCGGAGGGGGCGGGGTCAAGGCGAAAGCAGAGGAAGCTGCCCCACAGCTCCAACACGTTTCCCTCCTCGTCCTTCACGAGGGCGTGCTGGGGCGAGAAGAGGAGAACCTTGCCGGCAATCTTGGCGCCGCTCGGAGCGAGGCAGACTCCCTCGAAGGCGGCGACGGGCTTGTCGACGGGAGCAGCGGCGAGGAGGAGGGTGGCGATGAGACTTGTC